CACGATTGCCAACGAAGTGTAATGCAACACATTTCAGGCATACATATAGCACAAAGTATGGGGTGCTTGTGTAAGATGAAAAAAGATTTTTTAAAAGGTAGAAAGGTAAACTGGACTCACAATGTAGGGATTGTAGATTTCTTTACTGATGGGTGGTTTAACTTGATTACCTTAGACATACATAATGGAATGACAACTTGGAACAATAAAATTATAAAGGGAAACTAATGGATTTAGGCGAAACAATAAAACGATTAAAAGAACTATCTGCTATATTACAAGCAAACACAATATCAGATAGAGAAAAAGAATATTACCTACCTGAAATGTTTCGTTTAATAGACAAATTAGAAGTTCCTCAATTAATAGGAGAATTTAGCAATGACTACATATCTTGAAAAATATTGCACAATTAGTGATATACAATTAGTAGCCCCTTTTGTATTTGACTATGACAGGAAACGAACTATCTCAAACTGGGCAAGTTATAGTGGGAGTGGTAATAGTACAATCTATCAAGCAGGAAGTGTTGGGAAGTTTACTCAACTCTTTGCAAATGACATTGAACTTACTTCAGTCGGAAGTACAGGAGCAATAGATGCTGATGGAAAATACTATTTTGACGAAGATGCAGATGTAGTGTACTATAGACCTACATCAACCAATAACCCCAATTTTGATGAAGCTGTAACAGCTGGTAGGGATAACAAAACTCTCTTTGAGGAGTTTATATCAAGAAGTTCTGACTTTGTGAGGTCGTATATCAATAAACCGATATATAAGAACAAAGGAGTAGGAACTGGGGATAGTTTAGGTAGGGACTTCCCTGAAGTAATAGTTAGGGCTACAGCTTTATTAGCAGCAAGTATGGCAATAATGCCTTACGACAATGAACGAGGAATTGAACTTCAGGTTCAAGTCTACGACCCTTCTACTAATCTTGGGTTGTTAGACATGATACGAAAAGGTGTCATTAGTTTAGACCAAGATGAAGATGGTAGAGATAAGATAGTAAAAGAAGTATCTATCAATGGCTCTACTACTGGTGCTATTGTAGATACTTATGGGTATCCACAAACATCATTTGATAGAATCAAGGTACTGATTACTGGAGCAGGGACATTTGCTGCTGGAAGTACATCAAGTGTTACTTATAGTTCTTATGTTGGTAGTGATGCAGGATTGCAAACCAATCTTGTAGAAAACAGCAAAGTAATTGATGGTGGATTACAACATATAGGACATGGAGTTTATGTACGATTCTCAACTGGAGTTTACACAGCAGATGACCAATGGGAAGTAGAAGTATCAGGATTAGACCACACATCAGGTGGTGGTATTGAAACAATACAAATGAGAAGGAGATAAAGATGCCATATCATTATGGAAAGAAAAAAAAGAAAAAAAAGAAAAAAGGTAAAAAGAAATAATGGCTAAAAACCTAAAAGGAATAAGTTTAAAAGGACTTAGTGCAACTCAAAAAAGACAAATGAATACTCATAAAGTACATCATACAAAAGCACATTTAAGAAGTATGGCAGCAGCTATGAGAAAGGGAAAAACATTTAGTCAATCACATAGTATTGCTATGAGAAAAGTTGGGAAATAATGTCGCATATTCAACGAAAGAAAAAATTGTTAAAACGATATGGGTTAAAAGCAGTCAATAGACCTAAGATGACACCAAGCCACAAAACCAAGAAAGCGATGGTATTGTCAGAATCAGGACATCAATTAAAGTTGATTCGTTTTGGTGCTAAGGGCATGGGACATAATTATTCTGCTGGTGCAAGACGAGCATTTAAAGCAAGGCACAAAAGAAATATAGCAAGAGGTAAAATGTCTGCTGCATACTGGGCAGATAAATTTTTATGGAGTGCAGGGGGGAAAAAGAAAAGTCCACCTAAGTCACAAAAACGAGTATATGGGAGAAAAAAATAATGTGGGATTTATTTAAAGATAAAAACGAATACAACGAAAAGAATATCATAGGATTTCTTTCTTTTGCTTTAATGTGTGTATTTGGAATAGTGGATTTAGCTATGGGTATTATTGGTATTGAACTTATGGTAAATGATTACATTTATAATTCATTTGTTTGGGTTACACTTGGTTCATTTGGTATTTCAGCATCAGAAAAAGTATATAAGAAATAATGCCAAGAAAGAATACAGTAACTTTTGTAAGAAGAAATGGTAAGAAAAAAACAAGACAAGGCAAAAGCAAACGAACGAAGTATGGTACAAAGATTAGTAAAAAGTATTATAAAAAAAAGTATAGAGGGCAGGGGTAATGGCAATAGAATTTGAAAATATTTATAAAGATAGGATAATTGATACAATACAGAAGTTGTTAAAACAAAATCTTGCTTCTATTCCAGTAGTATTTGATGAACATAGAGGGCAAGAGAGTTTTCTAATCGTACCTGAAGCAGATGCTTTTGTTGATTATGCAAGTAATGTACATATAAGAGAATTTACAACAACAATCAACTATCAATTACGAAAAGGTGGAGAGTACGCCAAAGAAAATCAATTAAACAGATTAACAATGATAGCAGAAGTTGTCAAAAGACTTTTATTCGATAATAGAAACTATGAAAGTGGTAATATTACTTTTTGGTATGGTGGACAAGTATCTAGTGTAGAATATACACGAGATGAAGATGATGAAACTATATCTAATGTTATTATTACTTTCCAATGCAACACAAATGAGGTGATTTCATGAAGTATAAACACATAAAAGGACTTCAACTACAAAAACCATCATATCTTAATACTCCTAATCAAAAGATTAGACAGTTATTAGCTGGTGGAGAAGTTGAGTTAAAAAAAGAAAACTTGGAAGAATTTGAATCTTTAGGTGTTCAAGTTCAACCAGTAAAAAAGCAAAAACCTAAGAAAAAAGAGGAGAAATAACACATGGCAGTTAGTGGAAAAGTCTATTCTAAAAGTGATTTTAGTATAGGTATAAAAAACAAAAATGCAACTGCATTTGAAACAGCAGCAGCTAATGATACTGCATACGAGTTACTTCCTGTAATTAATGTATCTGCACCAGTCCTCAATCTTGTTGAAAGTGGTGAGATACGAAGCAATAATGCAGGAATGATTGAACTTGATACAGACCAATTTAGAACAACTAAAGGTGGATTTATCACAATGGACTTTGAAGTTCCAGCAGAACGAGATATGATTGTTCGTATGTTGGCTAATGTTCTTCAAGACCATGGCGAAAGTGGTTCAGACCCTTATGTTCACACGATTCAAGCTACTTCAAGTGCAGCTTTATCAAGACCTGATTTTACAGGCAGTTCAAGTTCAGGTATCCCAAGTGTCTTTGACATTGGATTATATTATCCTGAATCTGCACAAGATAAAATGATTACAAGTGCTGTAATACAAAGTCTTACAATGAACTTTGATATGACTGATGGTAGATGTTTACTAAGTGGAACATTTTATTCAGGTATGACAAGTGCAAGTAAGTTCTTAGTAGAACAAACTTTAAGTGCTAATTCAGCAGCACCAACTCTAATGAGTACATCACCAACACAAATAGAATCTTATTTTGATACTAAGAAACTTGATGTTGATGGAACTTCATTAGCAGATATGGTGATTACTGGAGTATCATTTACATTTGAAAACAATGTAGCAAGAGTAGGTAGAGATTCTAATGGAGATGCAGAAAGTTATGCTTTTGGTATCCCATCAGTAAACATTACTGGAGAAATTTCATTAATGTATGATGCAAACTTTGACTTTGCAAGTGGTGGTAATGTATTACAAGACTTTTTAAGTGGTAATACTGCAACACTAAAACTACAACAAGGTGATGGTACAGCTTCAACAGCAGGTGAAATGAACATAGAATGCGAAATCTATTCAACAGCAGTAAACTTAGACCCTAATGCAGACACAGGTGCAGTAATAACAATTCCATTTAAAGTGGTACAACCTACTTCAAGTGGTGCAGCATCAGGTACAGCATTTAAGTTTGAGTATGTAGATTCAACCCAAGCAAGTGGTTGGTAAACGAAGGAGTAACACATGAAGGTTAAAATGTTCGATAAAGAATGGGAAGTAAATCCTATTACTTATAAACAGAAAAGAGAGTTGTGGCAATTAAGTCTAAATGCTTTTAGAGATGACAAGGAAAATCAAGACGATTATTTTAAACTAATTAATCGTGTTGAGGAACTTTCAGGAATAACTGAAAAGGAAGTTAATTCTCTATCAATGGCACAAGTAGATTTATTGCTACAACAAATCTTTACTGACTATATGGGGCTTGAAAAAAAAGACTCATAGGGCTTTGTAGTTATGTGTGGTTTTCTCAATTAGGATTTCCACACATAGCTTTAGAGTTTCCATACAAAAGACAAAGTCCTGTTACAAAAAGAGTAAAGACCTATAAAAGTATAGAACAGGTATGGGAAGAAATAGAATTGTTAGTGGAGAAATGGAAAGATAGCAGGTTTTCACTTGGTAGAAATCTCTACTTTCACTTGCCTTTGTTTATGAATCCAAAATGGATTGTAAACGATGAAGATAATATTTTTTTAAAAGAATATAATTGGGTAAAAGAATTTAATATTCCATTAGCACAAGACTTAGATAGTGCTGATGCAAACAAGATTGAAATATTTGATATTATAAAAAATGAGATTAATGGTATAAAACTTTATATGAGTGAACAAAATGGCAGATAAAAAAATAAGATTATTAGTAAAAGCCGAAGTTAATAAGGCAATAAAAGATTTAAATAAAACTGAAAAAAGCACTAATAAATTAGCATTAGCAGCAAAACAAGCAGCCAAAGCATTTGCAGGATTAGCAAGTGTTGCAGCATTAGGGGCAGTTGTAAAGTCATCGGTACAAACTTCTGCACAGTTTGAAGCATTAGAAACAAGACTTGTTGCTTTAAAAGGTAGTGTAGATGAAGGTAGAAAATCTTTTGATTTCTTTAACAAAGTAGCAGCAACTACACCATTTCAATTAGCAAATGTTGTAGAAGCAGGTGCACAGTTAGAAGCATTTGGTGCAGATAGTACAAAAACACTAAAAGCAGTATCTGACTTAGCAGCATTTATGGGTACAGATATTGTAGAAGCAGCTAATGCTTTTGGTCGTGCATTTGCTGGTGGTGCAGGTGCAGCAGATGTGCTTAGAGAACGAGGGGTATTAACACAAGTAAAATTAAAATCAGGGTTTGAGGATTTGTCAAAACTTACTTTGCCTGAATTTAGAAAAGCATTAACCGATACATTGACAGACCCACAGGGAAATATTGCAGGGGCTACTGACTTGTTATCACAAACATTTACTGGATTAGTATCTAATTTTCAAGATAGTGTTTCACAGCTTCAAGATAGTATTGGTGACTTATTAGCACCTGCTATTAAAGATGTTGTAAAATTCTTAAAAGAAGGTATTGACGATTTAACAGATTCTTTTAAACAATTAAATGAAACAGCAATAGAAACTACTATAAGAAAATTAAAAGAACTTGGTTCGGAAGATGAGAATGTTTTAAGAACCATTTCAAGTTTAGAAAGAGATGTTGCTTTACAAAGACAAAAAGCCATAGGTGAACAACTTGAAGGTCTTGGCAGTATAACAGAAATGTCAAGCAAAATATCTGAAGAAGTAAATAATCAATCTAAATTGCAAATTCAATTAGGTCAACTTGAAAAAGAAAGAGAAGAATTAGGAGAAAAAAGACATAGAAGAACAAGAGAAGAACATCAAAGGTTAAATGCTGAACTTCCAA